CTCCTAACCCGTCTGCCTTCCCGACCAAGCTCGATAGCACCCTCCCGTTCGGCCGCCTTACCGGCGAGCAGATGGCTCAATTCGGCCTGTCCGACGCCATGCTCGATCAGTTCGTCGAACACTCCACGATCGGCCACGTCATGTCCGGCGTCGAGTTCGTCAAGAGCGCCGACGACGCAGCCCACGTCGTGGCCGGTATGCGTAAGCGAACCCAGGAACAGATCATCCTCCTTATCACCGACAAGAACGGTCGCCCGATCCAGATCGCCGGCCACCAGATCGGCGGGCCTACCTCGACCGGCTTCAACCCTGGTATTCTGATCGGCACCGCGGCCAGCACTCCTGGCGCAGCTAAGGTCTGGTTCATCCATAACCACCCGTCCGGCAAGTCCAGCTTGTCGCCGGCTGACATTAGCTCTGGTGGAAACATCGAGCGACTGCTCAAGGCTGCCAACCTGGACTACATGGGAACCATGGCTGTCGCCGGCACCCGGTATGCGCAGATGACCCCCAGCGGCAGGATCGAGAGCAACATGGCGATCAAAGCTGCCCCCCGTAAGTTCAAGGTCCCGGTCACGGAGCGCATGTTCTCGTTCCGCGTCAGCCATGACAAGGTATCCCATGGCGATCCGTCGATCGCCATGACCGAAGCCGAACGTATCTTTGGCAAGGATCAGCCTGGCCTCATCCTCCTGGACAATAGCAACCGCATGGTTGCCACGATCCCCCTGGCTGCCGACGTGCTCCAGGCCATGAAGGCTAAGATCCCCGGAACAGATCAGACCGGCTTCAACCGTTTCGTGTCCGGCATCGACCGGTCTAACCCCGTCAACCTCATGATCTACACGGCTAGCCTGGACCAGGACGTCGCCCGTAAGGTCATTCAGAACATGAGTGGCGTCGCCCAGGCCACCAAGCTCAACGTCCTGGACGCGTTCGGCGCCGGCAGCGTGAGCCGTCAGTCTGACATTCGCCCCTACGGCTCCGACTTCAATGAGTCTGGATCTGAATACACCCCGGACGGCGGCCAGGCCAGCGAGCCTCAGACCCTCCGCGACGTCGTAGACCAAGCGGCTAAAAAAAAAAATGAATTAGAGGTCGGTGAGGGCGAGCCGGACGCGGATAGCATGGCTGAAGCCATCAAGGCTGAGCCTATCCCGTCGGCTGCCGACATGGCCAAGCTCACCGGCAGACTAGTCCCGAACCACGACGACGGGCTCCTGGCCTCACAGGGCTTTATCACCAAGCGCGCCAGCCAGGACATGGCCAGGATCATGGAGCGCATCAACAGGCGCTTCCCGGACGGCTACCCGATCAATGGCTGGGATGATAATGGCAACTATAACCGGGATAAGAAGAAGATCGCCAACCTCCGGCTGCGCTACGAGAGCGACGCGGACCCGATCGGGAATTACGAGGCCCAGGACTATGTCTTTATCGACGCCGTTTTTGAGGACGGAACGACGCACATGATCGCCAGCCTGGATCTGATGCGCGGTTACGCCGGCACCCCGGAGGTTACCAAGGTCGGCATGAGCCACGTTAACACGGATCTGCAAAAGCTTGGCCTGGGCAGCATCCTGTATGTCGAAGGCGGCGAGCGCTTGCGACGCATGGGGCAGCGCTATATCACCGGATCAGTCATTAACCCGGCTGCGGTAGCTACGCGCGTCAAAGCCTTCCCGGCCGGCAGCACCGAGCTCCTGGCTGTCCCCGGATCGTCCAGCATGAGCCAGAAAGAAATGGCCGACGCTGCGCTAAAGGTCATCAAGGGCGGCCAGGCTGCCTACACCCAGACCACCCTGGACCCGGACGTCGCCCTGGAGCCCAGCCAGCCATACAACCAGGCCGGTAGCTATGACATTGTTTTCTATGACGCAGCCATCAAGGGGTTTAACTCCGAGCGAAACGGCAACCCGGACAAGGACCGGTCCGGGCGAGCCATCGTCGGCAAGGATGGCGTAACCTTCACCGGATATAAGCACCTTAAGGACGCAAGCCTCACCCTGGATGAATGGAACGATCTCATGGACGAGCTCAAGTCCGACGGCGAAGCTCGCATCAGCATGCCGGACGGGGACATTGTGATCACATCCGTAAGCAAGCGATCGGACCGCGTCCGGGAAGATGGCGCCGAAGCCGACCAGGACGACCAGCTCACCGAGCCGGCCATGCCTTACGACGACGGCGAGAACACCCGCATCCCTGGTAGCGAGCGCGACGAGCGCCTCAAGAGACTTGAGGAAAAGGCCCGCGAGGTTGAGCAGCGCGGTTACATGCACGTCGGCCACGGCTGGTATTCCGGATCTAAGGACGAGAAGCCGGCAGCCTGGAAGAAGAAGGCCAAGCTGTGGACCCTGTCGAGCGACGGCCGGATCGTTTTCAGCAAGACCGTAGACAAGCTTGAGGTAGCTTACATTAACAGCAAAAAGCGCGAGCTTGCTGATGTTGAGTCCAAGGCGCGAGCCGCGGAACCGAGCCCCGAACGCAACAACTACGAACGCCGGGCGTATCAGCTTACTAAGAAGATAGACGAGCTTGAGGGTGAGATGAAAAGCAACAGCTCCCCCATTACGCACATGAGGCAGACGTCCGGTTTTTCCGAAACCGAGTATCCCGGCAGAAACCCGCAAGGCCGCGTCGAGATCACCGACGACGGCGTCCTGGTCAGCATCATCAGTTTCCGTGGCAAGATGGAGTCCGTGGCCGATGAACGGATGGTCATGCAGGATCTGCGCGAGGCGGTCGCGAAGGATCTTGGCGTATCGCCGGACAAGGTCCGTGTCATTGACATGGACGGCGGCACGGTCGAGACGGACACCCCGGAGGACGGCAGCGCCAGGGAGCCGGCAGCCGCGTATGACGACGGCGAGAACCAGGCTATTCCTGGCGGTGGCCGCCAGGCCTGGCTGAAGAAACAGGCTGAGCTGCGCTCCAAGAACGAGCTGCCCGGCGCTAAGCGGATCCAATGGTGGACCGACGTCGGCCATAAGCACGGCAAGAAGAACCGCGAGAAGGTCTGGCTCTGGGCTTACGATAAGCAGGGCAAGCTCCAGGTGATCAACGCCGAGGAGCTTAGGTCCAAGCTGCAGGATGAGTATGACATGATCGGCGCCAATGTTACTCACCTTGATTGGGAGGAGTCTTTCGCCCCAGGCCTCCTGGCCGGCGCCGCGCATGGCCGGATCGACGCGACCGAAGATGTGGTTCGCGTCTCCCTGGCCGGCCGGATCAACGACCCGACGTTCCGGGAACAGGTCAAGCAGGAGCTGGCCGAATACATCGGCGTCGAGGTCGATCGCGTCAAGGGCTACGACTTTACCGGCGACGGCATGCCGGAGCTGTTCAACCGAACCCAAGCCGGTAGCGACACGGAGATCAAGCAGCTAGCCCAGGATCTTAAGGGCATGGACGTCGAACAAGCCAAGGCCTACTTCAAGAAAAACCCGGATAAGGTGATACTCTTGTCGCAGCCCGGTCTGCCTCCCCACCTGGAGAAGATCATCAAGGCCATGCGCGAGATCGGCTATAACGACGCCAAGGCATACCTGGAAGCTCACCCGCTTGGCAAGCTACTGCTCGCTAACGGTCGCATTGTGTTAGTCCGCGACGCGTCCGAGATCCCCGGTCTAAGCCCGCTTGAGGCTGCCGCTGGAGGGTTCAATGGCTTGGTGTTTCCAACTAATCGCGAAGCCACCTATTTCGTCGGCGACGGGATCTCCCAGGCTGAGCTCGACGCGCTTATCAAGCATGAGGTCGGCGTCCACATGGGCATCGGCAAGGACACCGACCTGGTTAATGACCTGTATGCTGAGCTTTACAGGCTGATCGAAAACGGTGCCAGCGACGACATAGACCGGATGATGGCCGGAGATGCCGTGATGGATGCGTTCAGCGTAGTGGCCGGGCAATACGGACGCGGGATCTTAAAGAAGATAAATGAAGGGGGTCTATCCCCCAAGGAGCGCTACACCGATGCCCGCATAACGAGCATACTTAAGGAGAAAGGCTTACCCCAGGATGAGATCGATAACTTCCTGCGCATGTTCCACGAGGAAACCCTTGGCTATCTGATGAACGTCATGGCCAGAAGGGACGCCGCAGCTAACGCCCCAAAGGAGGGCTTGTTTGCGATCATCATCCGGTGGATCAAGGCCACGATCATTCGCATGGCCTACGCCGGCAGCGAAGGCGGGGAGCGCGCCCGCGCCGGGAAGGCTATGCGTGGCATCGGCTACGCCAGCTTGATGGCCGACAGCCTGGGAATGAAGAAACTGTCCCAGCTCCTGGAGATCCGGCCGGGCGACGTCCGGGCGATCGCCCAGGGCTATGTCCGGGCATACGCTTCCGGCAAGGAGGTCGGCATGCCGGATACCAGGAAGGATACGGTTGAGGGTGACACCCAGGAGGCAGCCAAGGACGCCCAAGAAGCGCGCGTCCAGGGTCGCGCCAGCGATCCGGTTACCGACGCTGCCACGTTTAGTAACACCCTGCTGTTCTCCTGGCGCAAGCCAGGTCAGCCAGCGCCTACCAACGATAAGCTGTCCGGAACCAAGGAGGCTGCTGCCAGGTTTGAGGATGCGCCCAAGGGCCCCGTCGCCGGCGCCAATGAAAAAGAAGAAAACCTAAGCTACCCGCCGTCGTCTGCCCAGGAGGAGGTTGGTCATGCCAAGTGGGTAGAGCGCAAGCATCCGGAACAAAGCGAGTTTTCTGTCATTACCCACAAGAGTGGAGTTATCTCGCTTAGCCAGGCGCTTAATCCTACCGGCCCTACTAGAGACTCATCTCTGCTGGTTGCCGATGAAAACGGAAACCCGATCGAGTTTCCGCGCGTGTCGTCTATCGCTGCGATCAGCGGCCAGCTGGGAGATCTAGCTGCTCAGCTCGACATCCCGGTGCACATCCCGCAAGGCCGACAGGGGACCGGCAAGGATGGTAAGTTTAATGAGATCAAGGGTAAGGATGAGGACGTTACGGACGACGGCCAGATGCTGTCTGGCTTTGGTCTTGAACACGCGTCCTGGAAGCATGGATGGGAAATGGATGCTCTCGCTGGTAAGGGTGGCTGGGAGGTCGGTAAGCATGTTGAGGCTATTCAGAAAATAATGGAAGATGCTAGCGACATTGGCGTCATGTATAACGCAGACGGGTCCGTAGGTAAGGTCATGGTTTTCTCACAAAAAACCCAGATGCGCGTAGTCTTGCAGCGCGTAGGCGGTGACAGCCCGTTCTTCTATGTGGTGACGGCCATGAAGCTTGGTAACGCCGTCAGAAAAGGTAAGCCTGTAAACGCTGAAAAACTTAACGTCCCGATCGACAGAGAGACGTTCATGAGAGGCTTGGTTAGCTTCAGCCCGGAGGGAGCTCCGGCTCCGCGAGCGTTTTACTCTGAAGCTAAAAACGAAAACCAGACTAACAGCGAAAACCAGGCTAACGAACCTGGCGCCGACTACGGCCAGACCGAGCAGACCGGCGAGCAGCAAGCTGCTGCTGAAGCCGAGACGCTGGAGAAGCTGCGCGAGGTCCAAGGCAACGGACCCGCTGGCCCCAAGCTGTTCAACGCGATCCCGCCCACCCCGCCGCCTCCTGCGCCGACCACGCCCACCAGCCCGGCGCCGGCTCCGCTTAACCCGCCGGCGACGAACGACGACATGGCGCGCCGGGTAGGCGACGTCCTGCGCGGCCGATACTTTGACGGCATCAGCACCAAGGCGCACCAGAACGCTGAGCGCACCGGCAGCGCAGCTGTCCGGGCTATTGCCGACATTATCCACACCCGTCCTGGGACGGAGAGCCCGTCCTCTGAGCGCGATCTGCCCAAGGCGATCATGAGCGCGCGCATCAAGTATCAGAACAAGTTTAACCAGATCATGCGCCCGCTGCGCGATCAGCTCAGTCGCATGACCAGCGAGCAGCGCGAGCAGTTCTACCGCGAGCTCGTCGATCAGATCACCGGCCGGACCAACATCCAGCCTGGCGTCGCCGGCCACGCGGCAACGCAGCTGATCGATCTGCTCAAGGAGTTGCACGACTACCGGACCGCAGCCGGCGAGAACCTGGGCCAGGTCCAGCAATACTTCCCGGCGGTCTACAACTCCGAGCTGATCACGGCCAACCGGACCGCCTTCATCGCGGACGCGACCAGGGCCTACGAGATCGAGCTGTCCCAGGACCCGACCCTTACCCCCCAGGAGATCCAGGCCAAGGCCGCCGCAGCCGCGGCTGCCCTGTATCGGACCCATACCAGGGGCATGGGCGACGCCGAATGGGCGAGCATCTTCACCAGCGGCCGGGATAACGCCACGGAGAACAGCTCCAAGGAGCGCGTGTTCGGCCGCCAGGCGCAGGGCATCATGGCCAAGTGGCAGACGCCGGACCCGTTCTATGTGATCAGCCGTTACATCGGCAGCTCCGTCAAGCGAGCTGAGCTCGTCCGGCGCTTCGGCCCGGAGGGTGAGAAGTGGGAAGCCATGGCCAACGCCATGGAAACCGACGGCGTCCCGATCGAGACGATCAACGAGATGGGGCAGCTGGTGAAGCTGGCCGCCGGCCTGGGCGTCACGCCCCTGGATAACTCCGAGCGCATGTTCATGGATACGGTCAACCTATACACCGCCGCCGCGGCCATGGGTAAGAGCGCCATGAACAACCTGTTTGAGCCTTCGGCCATGGGCATCCGCGGATCTACCGTCGGCAACCCGTTCCGGACGGTCAGCGCCTACGCCGAAACCTGGGCGCGGTTCGTCCGTAACCTGGTGCAGATGCTGCCGGTCCTGGGCGAGCACGTCGGCCCGACGTTCTGGCAGGAATACGGCGAGCACATCGGATCTATCCATAACTCCCTGGACGACGCCTGGATGAGCATGCACGCCATGGAGCACGGCATGGAGGAGTCCAACCCGGCCATGCGCTGGATCACGAACCGGGTCTACCAGGCCAACCTCATGGAGTCTACGGAGAACGCCAAGCTCCAGGCCTCCCATGCCCTGGGTCACGCCTACATCCTGGACCACGCCAGCATGCTGGACGGCAGCCACTACATCTCGCGGCTGCTTAAGTTCGACACGCGCAGCACGGCCGAGGAAGCGCTGCTTGAGCTTGGCATCCCCAAGTCCAAGCAAGACGCCTTCGCAGCCTGGTGCGCCACGCTTAAGCAGACCAAGGACCGGGGCGCTCGCATGGCCATGCTTACGGACGGATCTGAAATGGCCCGCCTATACGAGGAAGCCCAGATCCGGTTCAGCCATCAGTCAGCTGTCCGTGCTAACCGGGCTCACAAGCCGGTGTTCCAGGATGCTGTCCTGGGTCGCCTGGCCTTGCAGCTCATGAGCTTCAGCTACTCCTACTTCTCCGAGGTAACCGATCGCATGTATCGCATGGCAAGGCGCGCGATCACGACGAACAACATGCCGGCGATCCAGCGCATCAACATGATGCTCCCCCTCATGCTGTCTCCTCTGACCGTCGTGGCCATGGGCGCCTTGTTTGAAAGCAAGGACTACCTGTTCCCGACGGAGTCGTCCGAGAAGCGCAAGAAAGACCATTGGATCTACAAGCTGTTCAACGCCTCCTCGTTCGCCGGCATGTTCGGGCCCAAGCTCGAAATGGCTACCAAGTATATCGCGCGCGATCAGCCGCCTGGCGGCATCGCCGGTCAGACCGCGGTCGGCGTCGGCCGTGTTGGCAAGAAGGCTATCGAGCTCGCCATGGACGATACCAAGACGCCGGCCCAGAAGGAGGCTGCCTTGAAACAGGCTGCCGCCAGGGCTGCCGTCGCTCCGATCAAGGGCGCTGCCGTGATCGCAGGATCCGCGCTGCACCCGGCCGCCGGCGCCCTGGCTGTTGCAGCCACTAACGATACCGGCTGGTCTAATGCGCTGCAGGACGTCGAAACCCCCAAAAAGGGGACGGATCCCAAGCCGGAAGGATTGCCAAAATACAGGAGGTAATAAGATCTAAACCATGATCTCCTATCTCATCACGTTCACCCTGGGTCTGGCTGCCGGTTTCGTCGGTGGGTTGTTGGTGTTCCGGAAGCACCGGGCTACCATCGACCAGGCTGAGGCCAAGGCTAAGTCCATCGCAGACGAGTTCAAAAATTGAGATCAGCCCTTGTCATATGCTTAGCCCTCGCAGGGTGCAGCTCGCAGCCGGCCCCGGTCATAGAACCGTCAACGCCGGCCGCGCAGCTTGGAACCCTGGAAGCCAAGCAGGACAAGATCGACGGCCGCGTAGCCGGTGCCCTGGTGGCGATCGAGACAAACGCCGACAAGCCTCCGGTCGTAAGGGCTGAGGCCAGGCTAGCTCAATCATACTTACCGCCGGCGAGCGAGGGCGACAAGGCCTTCGCGCTGGCCAGGGCTGCAGCTCAAGACGAGAAGGCATACCGCGACCAGACGGAGTTCGCGCGCAAGTTCCTGGATCAACTAAACAAGGATTGGAAGAAGGCCGACGACATGGCCAAGACCAATGCCGTCGAGATCAAGCGCCTGGCTGACGAGAACAAGCAGCTGCGCGCCGACCTGGTGCGCGTCGAGAAGGAGGGCGATCACCGGATCTGGACCCTCACCGGCGCTGCGCTGGTGGTCCTGGGCGGCGTCGCCATGGCCTTCGCCGGCATCAAGAAGGGCGCGCCCCTGCTAGTGGCCGGGCTGTTCGCGGGCAGCGTCCCTTACATAACCGAGAGCGAATGGTTCACCTGGATCGCTGCGTCTACCGGCCTGGTCATGGCCGGGCTGCTGATCTGGGTGGCCTACGACAAGGCACGAGACACCGTCAATGAGCCCAATCCCCCCGCCTAGTCCAGAGGATGTGAACCAGGTCCTGGCTGACGGCGCCAAGGCGTCGGCCCTGGGCGCCGGCGCTATGACAGCCAGGCTTTTGCTCAGCACGGAGAAGCAGAGCCTGGGCTACGTTGCGCGCCGGATCATGGTCGCTTGCATCGTCGGGTTCTTCGCGTCGATGGTAGTCCGCGAATACATACACAGCATCTCTCTGCAGTTCGCAGCCGTGGGCGCGCTCTCTTACGCAGCGCCGGAGGTCTGTGACTACGTTCTCCAATATATCCGTGCCAAAGGCCAAGCCCAAGTCAGCTCCGCAAGGCGCAAGCGTTGAGGACAATCTGCTGATCGCGATCGGCGTGACGTCGATCGTGTCGATCCTTTGCGCCGCGGCTACCGCCTATCTGATCCAGGCTACGCTCGACGCGTTCTCGTCGAGCACGGCGATGGTCGGTCTGATCACGGACTCCGGCCTGGTGTTTGACGACAAGAACACGGAGCGCCAGCTGAGCAGCGCGACCCTGGCGCTTAAGACAACCAGAGACATAGCCCTGGCTATGGCCGTCGGCTCGTCGTTCGTCGCGATCGGGCTGCTGCTCCGGGCTGCGAAAGCAAACAGTAAGCTGTAACAGACTCCTACGAATTGGGGTTGCGGGAGCCAGGGCGCCGGGCACGGTGTCCCTACCAACCAATGTATCAGCTAGACGTTAAAGCCGTTATTCGCCGCTTCGGTGGACGAATGGAGCTTTGGCGCCGGCTCACCGCCATGAACCACAGCATATCAGTTAAGACGATCGAGAAGTGGACCGAGCGCAGCTCGATCCCGTCGTCCCAGCTCCTGGTGCTGATGGCGCTAGCCAAGAAAGAGGGCAAGCCCCTGGTCATAGCTGACTACGTCATTTCCCCCCAAACCGACAATGAACACCGACCCTCGTAAGAGAACGACGGCTGAGCTGAAGCTCACCTTCGACAACATGCTGCAGACGCTGGACTCCCTCAAGGAGAACATCGCGCTGCACGAACAGATCCTGGCTGAGCGCTACGCAGCCGACATGGCCATGTCCCTGGCCAACTCCGGCAAGACGTCCGGCGAGCTGACCCAGGAGATCGACGGCGTGAAGCTGACGTTCACCCTCAAGCCCAAGGTCAAGTGGGACAACCTCAAGCTGCGCGACGTCGCCGGCAGCATGGACCCCGACATGGTCTACCAGATCTTTAAGATCGAGTTCTCCGTCCCGGAGCGAACCTTCAAGGCGCTCACGGACAAGAAGCTGATCGAGCAGCTGACCGAGGCCCGGACGGTTACCTACCCGGAACCCAAGGTCACCTTCGCTTAATTCTCCCCCAAACCAAACCGACATATGATCCGCATTATCAAAGCGGACGACCGACTGAAGGCCGTCCCCAAGATCAACATCGCCCTGTTCGGCCCGTCCGGCGCCGGCAAGACCACCCAGGCTCGCACCTTGGATCCCAAGACCACGCTGTTCGTGGACCTGGAGGCCGGCACCCTGGCCATCCAAGATTGGGCCGGCGACGTCCTCGACGTCCGGGCTACCGCCCAGGCCCTGGGCGCCCACCCCTGGGAGATCGCCCGCGCGCTCGCCCTCTACATTGGCGGCCACGATCCGTCCGATCGCGACGGCGCCTACAGCAAGGCAGCCTATGACCAGGTCCACGCCCTGTTCAGCCCGCACATCAACCTGTCCAAGTATCAGACCATCTTCGTGGACTCCATCACCGTGGCCTCCCGCGAGTGCTTCAAGTGGGCCCAGGTGCAGCCGGAAGCCCTGTCCGAAAAGACCGGCAAGCCGGACACCCGCGGCGCCTACGGCCTTCTTGGCCGGGAGATGATCCGCTGGCTGACCCATCTGCAGCATGCCCCCATGTCCATCATCGTGGTCGGCATCCTCGACCAGGAGAAGGACGATCTCAACCGCATCACCTGGAGCCCGCAGATCGAGGGCAGCAAGACCGGCCGTGAGCTGCCGGGCATCTTCGACCAGGTGCTCACGATCCAGAACATGAAGGCCGACGACGGCACCATGTATCGCGCGTTCGTCTGCCAGCAGCAGAACCCCTGGGGTTACCCGGCCAAGGATCGTTCCGGCCGCCTGGAGATCCTTGAGGCCCCGGACCTGGGCGCCCTCATCAAGAAGATCCGCGAGGGCAAGCGCCTCGACGTGACCATCACCACCACTCTGCCCACTAAGCAGTCCTAAAAACCAAACCAAAAAACAACATGTTCGACCAAACCTCCGGAGCCTCCGGCTCCTCCAACCAGAACCAGCTCATCCCTCACGGGACGCTCGCCTTCGCCGTGATCAAGGTGACCGGCGTCAAGAAGTCCAAGCGCACGGGCGGCGAATACGCCAACCTGGAGCTCACGATCACCGAGGGTGAATACCAGCGCCGCAAGGTCTGGACCGTGATCATGAACCCCCAGGACCCGGCCAACGTGGACGACGTCAAGCGCGCCGAGGGCAAGCCCGACGGCGCCAAGATGGGCCTCGTCGCGCTGACCCGGATCTTCGAGGCCGCCGGCGTCTTTACCAACGACCCGCGCAGCTACCAGAAGTTCAACGGCGCCACGTTCGTCGAGATCCTCCAGCACATCGAGGGCCTCACCGCCGGCATCAAGGTCAAGGTCGCCAAGGGTGGCGACGGCTACGACGACAAGAACGAGGTCGCTGAGTTCCTGTCCCCGGCGCCGGCCTCCGGCTCCACCGTGAATTGGAACAAGCTCGTCGGCGGCGCGCCCGTCCAGGAGGTCCGCAAGACCGCCTTCACCGCGCCGGCTGCGCAGCCTCCGGTCCAGCAGCCCACGGCTAAGCCGGCCTCCGGCGCGACGCCGCCCTGGCTGAAGAAGAACAACGAGGGCAGCACCAACAACCCGTTCTGATCCCAAGGCCGGCCGGCGATCTTGACTGACTCCGAAAGAGGGTCAAAGCTTCGCCGGTCGGTTCGATCTTTGAGAAGGGGCGAGAGGATAGCTGCTTAACGTGGCGTCGGTTCCATTCCGGCAGTAACCTCGTAGCGGTGATGTATCCTTGGTTGGCATACCTCTCACCGCCGCCCCCCACCTCCAACCGACATGCAACTCAGACCCCGCCAGCGCGACTTCGTTAAGCGCTGCATCGACGCCCTGGACAAGGACGGCAACACGCTAGGCGTGGCGCCGACCGGGGCCGGCAAGACCGTCATGCTCAGCGCCGTAGCGCGCGAGGTCGGCGGCCGAACCCTTGTGCTCCAGCATCGCGACGAGCTGGTCGCCCAGAACAGGGCTACGTTCAAGGCCGTCGCGCCTGGGATCTCGACGGATCTATACACCGCGGACCGCAAGCGCTGGTCCGACGGCGTCACCTTCGGCATGGTCCAGACCCTTAGCCGGCCGGACAACCTGGCTTCCGTCCCTCACCTGGATCTCCTGGTCATAGACGAGGCCCACCATGTGGCAGCCAACAGCTACAAGTCCGTGATCCAGGCTGCCCGGAACATCAACCCGGCGCTCAAGGTGTTCGGCGTCACGGCCACCCCGCAGCGCGGCGACAAGCGCGGCCTGTCCGAGACGTTCAGCAACGTCGCCGACATAATCTCCCTGTCCGAGCTGATCAGTTCCGGCTTCCTGGTGAAGCCCCGGTTCTTCGTGATCGACTGCAACATCCGCGAGGACCTGGCCAAGGTCAAGGTGACCACCAATGACTTCGACATGAACGAGGTCGCGGAGATCATGGACAAACAGGTCGTCACCGATCGCGTCCTGGAGGAGTGGAGGACCCGCGCCGGCGACCGCAAGACCGTCATGTTCTGCTCCACCGTGGCCCACGCCGGCCACGTCTCCGAATACTTCAAGCTCGCCGGCTTCAAGGCCGACATGATCCACGGCGACATGCCGGACGGCGAACGGCGCCGGGTGCTGCGCGCCTTCGACAAGGGCGAGCTCCAGGTCCTGGTCAACGTCGCCGTGCTGACCGAGGGCTGGGATTGCCAGGACGTCAGCTGCGTCGTCCTGCTCCGGCCGTGCAGCTACAAGAGCACGATGATCCAGATGATCGGCCGAGGGCTGCGCAAGGTGGACCCGGACCGTTACCCTGGCGTGATCAAGAGCGACTGCATCGTCCTGGACTTCGGCTATTCCATCCTGGCGCACGGCTCGATCGACACGGACGTCTGCCTTAGGCCGGAGCCCGGCCACAAGAAATGCCCGGAGTGTAAGACCAAGCTGCCGGCCGGCGCCCTGGAGTGTCCGGTCTGCGGATACGAATACCCCCTAGCCGGCGACCCGGACGAGGATGAGGACGAACCGGACGTCGAGGTGGACAAGGCCAGCCGCGCGCCTCTGTCCAGCTTCGTCATGACCGAGGTCCACCTCATGGACATGTCCCCCTACCGGTGGCAGGATCTGTTCGACGGCGTCGTCGTCATGGCCAACGGGCTCACCGCCTGGGCATGCCTGGTCAACATGAACGACAAGTGGTTCGTCGTCGGCCGGGCCGACGGCTCCAACGCCAAGCTGATCTACGCGACCGACGACAAGGTCACCGCCCTGGCTTCCGCGGACGACTTCCTGCGCCAGGCCGGCGACAAGGACGCGTCCCGCAAGACCAAGCGCTGGCTGTCCGAGCCGGCGACCGACAAGCAGCTGCAGCTCCTGGATCTGACCGGCATGCAATTCGGCATGACCAAGTATCTGGCCTCATGCCTCATCACCTGGAAATTTAACGAGCGCGACATAAAGCGCATCCTTCTCCGCTAACATGTTCAACGACCAACCACCCGACCCGGCAGCTCTTGCCGTCATGGCAGCCCTGGACCAGGCCATGCTAACCAAACGATCCCAGCAGACCAGGCGTCCCTACCTGGGCGCCTCCATGTGGGGCGATCCCTGCGAGCGCAAGCTGGGCTACATCTTCCACAATACCGCGATCGACGAGGGCCGCGGCTTCAAGCCGGAGGTCCTGCGGATCTTCGACATGGGCCACGACGGCGAGGACCGGACCGCGGAATACCTACGCCTGGCCGGCTTCGATCTGATCACCCACAAGGAGGACGGCAGCCAATTCGGTTTCAGCGCAGCTGAGGGCAAGCTCAAGGGCCACATCGACGGCGTGATCGTGGGCGGCCCGGAGATCCCTGGCCTGGTCTACCCGGTGCTCTGGGAGAACAAGGAGCTTAACGATAAGAGCTGGACGGACACCGCGCGCAACGGCGTCAAGAAATCCAAGCCGGTCTACTTCGCCCAGACCCAGACCTACATGGCCTACATGGAGCTGCCTAACGGCACCCTGTTCACGACCAAGAACCGTAACACCGGCGCCGTCTACGCGGAGATCCTGCCGTTCGACCCCCTGGTCGCGCAGCAGCTAAGCGACAAGGCCGTCCGGATCGTGCAGACCCAGGCGCCGGACGAGCTAGCCAGGTGCACCAGCGACCCGGCCGACTTCCGCTGCAAGTTCTGCGACTACCAGAAAACCTGCTGGGCTACCCCGGCCACCCCTTCCCCAACCACCAACCCGATACCATCATGGCTAAGAAAAAAGTAAAACCCGTCGATCCGGACGTCGCGCATGGCAAAGCTATGCGCCTCCTGGTCGATGACTTCGCGGACAACCTGGGCGACGGCGAGATGCTCGTCGCCGACGGCTTCGACGCCGCGATCCTGGGCATCACCGAGGCTTGCGAGCCGGTCGTCGTCTACGATTGGGACAAGTGCGTCGAGATCCTGCGTAAGGACATGTCCGAGGAGGACGCGATCGAGCACATGTCCTTCAACGTTACCGGCGCCTACGTCGGCCCGCGCACCCCGCTGTTCATCCGGCTGCTATAATGGACGCTGATTATACCAACCCTAATCCCGGTCGTAACGAGCGCGACCGGGCCTGGATCCGGGAGCTGATCGACAAGCTTGTGGATCTTGAAGCCGACAACCGGGCCAACGCGGCCAGGATCAAAACCCTGTCGGCCGAGAATACGCAGCTGCGTAACAACGTCCTGGACGATCCTAATCTGCGCAAGGCCTTCCTGGAGGCAGCGCACAAGGATCACCAGGACCTGGTCGATCGACATGCCAGGTCCGTCGAGCAATACAACAGCATCATCGACCAGCACCTTGCCATAAACGGCGATCTCAAGGCCGAGGTCGAGAGGCTGACCAAAAAGCTGGCGATCGCCGACGCCGAGGTGTTCATCCTTAGGTCTGATCTCAAATCCAAGGGAGCTCAAGGGAGTCCACAGGAATGAAGATCAAGTTCAAGGGAGTCCATATGGCATACTACCGGATGGAGCGCCTCAAGATCATGCGCCCTCTGATCCACCGGGCAAACGACGGGAAGCGCACGATCCCCCAGGCAGCTAAGTGGCTGGGCTGGTCCACCTCGTGCCTCCGGAATTGGATCAAGATCCTGGGCGTCGGCTGGAAGGCCAGGTATAAGCGCAACGGCTACGCGCTGGACAAGAGCCGGTGGCTTGAGCACATCAAGAAGGCTCAAGCGGCCGGCAAGAGCCAGAGCCAGATGGCAGCCGAGCTCAACGTCGGCGTCTGGAACATCTCCAGGTTCATCAAAGACAACGAGCTCCGGATCCCCAGCCGCAGAAACAAACTGATCCCATGATCCCCCAGGCCAACCAAACCGACATTACCAATCACCTCTACGTCATGTTCGGGCTCATCCCGAACGATGGCTGGGTCAACCTCCGTGGCATCGGAGAGAAGGGGACCGACAAGGAGGGCGTGTTCCGCGAGGACAAGTTCATCGACCTGTCCATGGGGCAGCAGCCCCAGGCTCTGATCGACGAGGTCACGCGCAACGTCGAGCGCTGGTCTAGCAACGGCATCGGCTGCTTCATCGTGCCGGCTATCCTGTCCGATCCTAAGGGCACGTCCAAGAACGTGCGCAGCTTCCGGTCCGTCGTCGTAGACCTGGACTCCGGTGAGATCGACAAGAAGGTCGAATACCTGTGGCATGCGATCGGCGAGCCCACCGCCGTCGTCCACTCCGGCGGCGAGATCGACGGCCAGCTCAAGCGCCACCTCTGGTGGACCCTGGCTGAGCCCACGGAGGACGTGGGCGAGGTCGTCAAGCTGCGCCATGAGCTCGCGCTCAAGGCCGGCGGGGATCTTCAGTTCGGCCTGGGCGTTGACTCCAACCCCTTCGGCCGGGCTCACCAGCCGGTGCGCATCGCCGGCTCCATCCATAACAAGAACGGCAAGCCCAAGCCGGTCACCCTCAGCTTGACCGAGACTATCCATGACCTGGGCACCCTCAAGGCAGCCGTCCTGCGGGCGCCCTACGCCTTCGGCGCAGCGCCGGCAGCCCTGGAGCTACCCGCCCAGGCAAAGGCGCCCAGGGAGCCGATCGTGTTCACGGAACAGGTGTTTGAGGGAGGCACGGATAAGAACCGGTGGGGTCAGTTCAACCGGGTAGCCGGCCATTACATCAGATGCGCCAGGCGCGGAGAGATCACGATCGAGAAAGCCCTGGAGCTTACCGAGGGCTGGGTCCTTACCCAGATGCTACCGGCCTGGCCGGCCGAGAAGATCCGCGCGGAGTTCACCGGGCTGCTCAACAAGGACACCGCGACCAACGGGCCCATGCTGCCGGCCAAGGAGGTCAAGCCGACCACCCTGGTCCTGGCCGATTGGGAGGTCAACAAGTGGGCGCCCTTCGGATCCACCGGCACCCGTGAGTTCCTGGTGGACAAGCTGATCTTCAATTCCCTGCTGCAGATGCTCGTCGCCGAGGGCGGCGCCGGCAAGAGCTACCTCCTCCTGGACCTGGCGCTTAAGGTGTCAGCCTGGACGCCAGGCTCCGGGCTCACCTGGCTTGGCCACGAGATCAAGGACGGTGGAACCGTCGTCTACTTCACGACCGAGGACGACGTGAACGAGCTGAAGATCCGGTTCGGCGAGATCGACCCGGACAACCTACGCGCGGTCGCCGGCAAGAAGCTGATCGTGGTCCCGCTATCCCAGGCCGGCGGCGCCTTCCCCTTGGTCGAATATGATCCCCACACCAGGGAGCCCAGGGCGTCCCGGCGCTGGAAGGAGACGCGCGACGCGCTCATGGCCATACCGGACCTACGTCTCTTTATCGTCGATACCCTTAACTCAGTCATGCACGGCGACGAGAACGCTGCCGTCATAGCTAACGAATTCATCCGGGAAGTTAATGCGCTCGCCCATCCCATGAGCATACCGGTCGTCGCGTCGCATCACGTCCGCAAGGCCGGCGACGAACCTATCCGGAACACCGACGACATGAAGGAAGCTATCCGCGGCAGCTCAGCTCTGATCTCCGGCTTCCGCGCCGGCATCGGCATCTGGGCATGCCCGGACCAGGACCGCCGTCTGATCGCGATGGATCTTCCCATCAAGAAGAAGGCCCTCTGGAAGGCCGGCATCATCAAGCAGAACAACCCGGAATACCTGGAGGGAGAGCTCACGCTATACCGGACGCCATGTGGCCTCCTGGAGAACGTCACCGCGCTGGATCCTTACGCGTCCGGCAATATGAACGAGCACAAGGCCTGGCTGCTGCTCGCGATCCAGGAGGCCGCGAGCGCCGGCCATCCGTTCAGCAACGCGACCAAGAACGCCGGCTCCGGGCTATACAAGCGCCGGCATGAGCTCCCGCCGATCTTCTCCAGGACCGGACCTAACGAGCTCGCGCGCATCGTCGAGGAGCTGCTGCTCTCGAAACAGATCACGAGCTGCGCGGCGCGCGGATCTAAGGAGAAGAAGTGGCTCGATCTTCCCACCGGTCAGTTCGCCCGCGACGAGGCCGGCGCCGAGCTTGAGTCCGGCGCCTTCACGCCTCCTAATTGGAACCTCTGGCGCTTCGACGAGGAGCTTACTATTTGCACCACCAAACCCAAACACACCCATGAATGACGAAATCCAGAACCTCCACGATCATATGGTCCACGCCCTGGGCCGGATCAATCACCTGGAGCTCCAGGTCAAAGCCCTGGCTGCTGCCGTAGCCAAGCTCCAGGCCCAGGTCGCCCAGGCGCAGCAGCGCTCGCAGCGCTTCGCGGACGGTTCCCAGCTGATCGAAACGCCCCAGGGCTTCACGATCATCGACGAGCCGGCCCCGTATAACAGCGAAAACAAAGGGGATTTGGGCCAAAAGTAAGGCCCAAAACTTTTTTGATCTTTCTGCGGTTTTGCGCTTGCACAAGTAACACCAGGTTAGCATAACTTGTCCTGTCAGTAGTAGATGCACGGCACCGGCCCCACAAGCGGGCAGCTCGCACGGCATCGAACGCGACCCGTTTTTTGAAAGTCCAACCATACCGAACGCCGGGCAGAAATGCCCGGCCACTTTGGAGATGGATCTTGTAGGCATCGGCTTAATCTTAGTCCTGGGAGTGATCCTGGGCGCCGACGCTAATGACGCTTATGTCATTCCTCTTGGTCCGTCTCCTCCCCTTTTTGGCCCGCAAGGGCCCGCATCGAAACAGGTATGACGCCTATCTTGGCGAGCCCCGGCTTCGGCCTAGGGGGTCCTGTTTTTGGTGCGTCACTTTCCAGGACCAACCACCTGGGATCATAACCGACATGGAAACATTAGTCTCCCCGGCTGCCGTCAACCTGGACTCCAGGATCTGTAGCCGGGGACCAATGTCGGCTCACTTTCGTCGGCGCATATGCAAACGGCCGGGCTTACAGGGTATCAACCCGCTACTAAAGCCTGGCCACCTCTGTGCGCCGGTCCGGCTAACCAATGACAGCCGGTGCTTAGATAGGCTAGGACCTATCTTCTGGCAGAGCAAATCACGCGCGCTCAAAAGGCGCCGTGGCGTCTGAGTCATAACCAGCGATAGGCTCGAACTATTATAAGCCAGCGCGCAGCCGCGGTCCGCAAGACTGAGCTGCGCGTGTCGCCTTTCCCCGAAACCGACATGGATAACCAGAACCCGGTAGACTCCGGCAATCAGTCTGCGCAGTCCCACCGCGCTAAGCGTGGGTATAAGAAGCTCAACCTCAAGGTGGCCAACCACCTGGTGGGTGATCTCATCAAGGCCGGCGTCCTCGCGGTGAAGTATGCGGAAACGCATAACACCTCGACGGGCTTCGGCAAGGCCGTCGCTAAGGATCTGCGCTCTGCGCTGCTCCGGCTGCTCGACGTCCGCGCGGAACACACGTCCAAAGGCCTGGAGGCTCGCAAGATCCTTGGCGCCGATGATCGTGCCGGGCTGAAGAAGAAGAAGCTGCAGGCCAGGATCGCCAAGCTCCAGGCGCAGCTGAGCAAGATCAAGTAAACCCAAGGCCGGCCAGGCTCATAACCTGGTCGGCCTTTTTTGCTTTAGGTATAGGGCAATCACGCCCTTCCAACCAACCAACCACATGACTGATAAAAACAACCTCTCCGGATGGAGCGTTGACCGCGTTAAGGTCAATAAGTCGTTCTCAGAAGAAACCCTGTGCTTCCGCGCAGAGGTCCACCTGGACGGCAAGCACGTCGGCTTCGCCTTCAACGACGGGCACGGCGGTTCGACCGGGCTGAGCCACAAGGCCGGCCATGAGTCCGTCGCCTTCCCGGCCGGGCTCAGCGATCACATCGACCTGTTGGTCGAGGACGCCCAGCAGAAGCAGGAGATCCTGCGCGTCTACAAGCGCTGGGTTAAGGAGATCATGACCAAGGGACGCGTGTTCGTCCTGCGCGCCGACGAGGCTGAGGCCTGGGAGTCCGGTGAAGGCCACCAGGAGTCCATGCTGCCTCCCTTCCGGGTCTACAGCAGCGCACACCAGGCGCGCACGTTGCACGACCATGTCCTCTACGACGAGCGTAACCTCAACGCGCTCTACCAGCGCATGATCGACTCCCACGCCGTCTGGAAGAAGAACGAGGCCAAGCGCTGGGCTGATTGGGAAGCCAAGGAACAAGCCAAGCTCGACGCCAAGCGCGTCTACAACGAACCGCCGGCGTCCCCGCAGATGCCGGACGGCTACTGATCATAACAGGCCGGACTCTACCCAGGGTCCGGCCTTTCTGGTGCCCACCTATGAGTAACATCGAACCCGGCTGGACCGCGAGCGAGCTCGCTGATCTGGTCAACAAACAGACGCACGGCTGTATCCGTGCAAGCGAACGGCTGGTTCGCTTCTATACCAGCCAACGCCTCCTGGACCGTCCGGCGCGCACCGATAAGGACGGTCGCCGCGCGATCTACCGGGAGCGCCAGCTTGCGCAGCTGAAGCTTGCCATGGCCCTAAGCCATCGCGGCATCGGCCTGGACAAGATCCGCGCGATCGCCGGCAACGGCTTCGCGGCCACGTCGGCGCTCAATCACATCCACTCTATGATCGTCGGCCAGGACAAGCAGCTCGCCGAGCTCTGCCTGGACGCGATCAAGAAAACCCAAACCAAAAAATAACATGTCAGAGATCGACGACGGGGATCTGGCCCCGGAATACCACCAGAACAAGAAGAAGATCCCGGCCAAGGTGTTCACCGGCCTGTCCTATGTGATCGTCACGGCGGTCGAGGGCGGCCACTACACCCGCGACGACTACCGGGAGTGGAAGGAATACGCGCATGCCGACCAGGCTGACGGATCCTTCCGCGCCGGCGTCACCGTGATCCCGAACCGCGACGGGCCCTACCAAGGCCTGGACAAGGTCCCGGAGATCCGGGTCACCCCGGAGTGGTTCCACGCGCAGCTCACCAAGCTCGTGACCAAGTCCATGGATCTGCTCGACGACGACGGCAAGTCGGCGCCTCTGCGCGGCCGGCTGCTCAAGAACGCCGTGCTGCTGCTCATGGGCGACGACGAGGTCGCCGGCGATTGCGACGTGATCGACTCCGGCGCGCTGCTCCAGGCTGCCGTCTACGGGGAGGTGATCTATGGCTAAGCCTAAGATCACCCTCGCCGCCCGGATCCTGCTCCTAAAGGAGCACCTGGAATACCTCCGGAACGATCTGCGCGACGCCCAGATCGAGTCGCTCCATGCGTTCGACGAGCTCCGGGCCCACCTGGAGTTCCAGGTGTCCGGCGCCGGCGCGCTGCCCACGGCTGAAAAGCCGGATTGGGATCGGCTCCGGTCCCGCGTCTGGCGCTCCCACGCGGTCGAGGCCTACATCAAGGGCCAGATCCAGAAGCTGCGCGATCAGATCAAGCTCCTGGAGAGCTAAGGCATGGTTGAGACTACAGGCTCCGGCTAACCGCCGGGGCCTTTTTTGTGCCCGCAAGCCCGGACACTTGGAACAGTTACCGGGGCAATTAATTACAACCAGATCCGGTTAACAGATTGATCCGGATCTTTCCGTTAACCAAACCCTGGCGGTTTAATTAACGCCAAACCCGTTTCGCTTTAATAAGCCCAGGCGCTATTAACGCGCAGCCGGCTGTAAGCATATGATCACGAGATCGGCCATATTATCTCGTTCGGATAACCCCAGGACCGGTTATCCGAAATAATAGGTCCATTTATCGGATCATCTTGCCTGGACGCCCGGCGCCGGCACGATCCGGCCCACAAAGGCCCTCCCCTCTACCGCAAGGCACGGGAGGGTCGTCTATTTCCGCAGCTTGGCCCGGTAGCGCTTCATGGCCTCAGCCTTAGCTGCGCGCCGGTCCCGCTTCGACGCCTTGATCCGCGTCCGGTGATGCTTGCTGTCCTGCCTCCAGGCCCTGGCTGCGCGCAGCTGCCCGGCCACGGCGCCATGGAACCACGCGATCAGCGCAGCCAGGCTCGCCGTCACCGGCATGCGCCGCCGGCACACCTGGAAGGGCACCGCGTGACCAGGCTCCGGGTCCCGATCGGCGCGCGCAGCGCTCTCAGCTGCAGCGAGCTTGGCAGCGAACCCGGTAGATCCGGATTGCGAGAGACGGTAGACGAGAGACGGGTCTGGATCCTGGTGGGTCATTTTGGGGTGTTTTCTGGTGTTTAGCGAGAGACGGTAGATCACGTCTCTCGCGTCTCTCGCATGTAGTCTCTCGCGTCCCGGCGCGTCAAAGCCCATCTAAAACAACATGTTACAGCGCGCTGTAGATAGGGCTGTAGATGCGAGAGACTGACCACGGGATACTTTACCTATCCCATCTACGCAGCAAACCCCTGTATTTATTGGGCTAACCAGAGGATCCCTACGGGAAGGATACGCTATGCCCATACATGGGCCACGCTTATCCCTGGACTCCCGGCTCACGCCGTCCAGGTGCTTCTATCCTTCTTGCCATGCCGGCGCAGCGCAGCACGTTCCAGGCCGTGAAGATCATCATGATCACCCAGGGTCACCCCAGGCCCCAGCCCAGGCCCCGCGTGATCAGAGGCCGCGCGATCTCGACATTAGATCCCCTGGCCAGCTCCTGGAAGGCCAGGATCCGCGCGTCGAGCTCAGCTATCCCCAGGGAGCTGGGCAGCCTGGCGCCGGGACCCCTCAGCTGCTCCATGGCATTTCTCATGCCGACCAAGGACGCAGCCAGGTTCGGGAAGCCACATACCCAGGTGCCGGACCTGGACAACCTGGCCAAGCTCGTGCTCGACGCCATCCAGGACACCGGGCTGATCGCGAATGACTCCCACGTCGCGCTGCTGAGCGTATCCAAGTCCTGGGCGCCAGCTGACAAGGCCGGCGTGATCGTCGAGCTGGAGAACCTGGAAGCGCAGCCAGGACCCCCAGGAACAGCCAGGCCGGATTGGCTGAAATAGGTCCATACCAGGCATAGGCCGGCCTGGTCAAAGCGCCTCCAGGGCGATCCTAGGCCCTACTTTTTTGGCTCATCCAGGTCCAAAACGTCCTTTTGGGCCGAAACGACCGCTTTTACCGTAGATCTCATATTGTCGAACGTCTGCCGGCCCCGGTTGATGAATTCCTCCAGCTCGCTCACGCTCATCTCGCTCAGCTGCTTACCGGATCGCTTCAGCCCCAGCTGCAAGCTCGCAGCTACGGCGCTCAGCCCGTGCCCGGACGCCTCCAGGGTCCACTTGGCAGCCTGGAACCGGACCTGGGCCGGCGACGCCGGATCCGTCATGAGCTCCTGGATCACGTTCCAGGCGCGGCTAGCTCCGGCCGTCTTGATTTCGACGTCGCGCTTGAGCTCGATCGTCTCCCGGATCCGCGGATTGGCCAGCAGCTCCTTGGCTGCGCCCGGATCCGCGTAGCCGGCAGCCTTAGCTGCAGCCTTAGCGTCGCCGCCGTTGCCGACGTAGGCTTCGACGTAGCTGAGCTCCTGGTCGGTCAGCTGCGCAGCCTGGCTGCCGGCCTGGACCTGGAGCTGGCCTTTCCAGGCGTCCTTAGCCTGGTTGAGATTGGTAGGGGTCTTAGGTGTCATTTGGTAAGCTGGTAGATCTTCATGGCAGCCTGGTAGCGCTTCGCCGGCACCAGGGCAGCCTGGTAGCTGTATGCCTGGAAGCCGGTCAGCCCCAGGTTGAACGCCAGCCAGGTTTCATGCGCGAACGCCGGCCGGCCGATCCTGGCGCTCAGCTGATCGCGTAGGTAGGTCAGCCAGGTCCTGGCATACTCCCTGGCCTTAGCCTGGTTGGTAGCCTGGCTATACGGGTAGATCGGCAGCCCGGCAGCCTTACGCAGCCGGCTACAGTCAGACCAGGCTGCGCGGTGGAATTGCCAGGCGCCCTTGGCCTTGCCGCCGTCACCTACCGCGCTAGATCGGCCAGCGCTCTCGACCTGGGCCACGGCGTCGATCCACCGGTCCGGCACCGGATCGGCAGCCAGGTTGGCAGCCAGGGCGAGCGCCAGGGTGATCATGGTCGGCAGCGTGACGCTGCGCCGATCGACGTGCAAGGACAAAGCCGGATCGGCATACCCCCCTCCTGCCGGTGCGCTCGCTCTATAGGCCTCCCGCGCGCGCGTCTATAGGTGCACCCACCTACCCCTCCTCCCTGCCTATGGCTCACCCTCCCTCCTCCCCTCACCCATGCCTCCTCCCTCCCCGATCCCCGGCCTACGCCTCCGCTTTTCTACTCAAAATTCCATCTCCCCCCGCGCGGAAAAATTTGCGGATCGCAGAAAGATGGTCCTACAAAGTGTTCCCTTGCCGGAGTTTATGCGCGCGCACAAGATCCGCGCATGTCCCAGCCGCCCGATCCCTATCAGCGCCAATACAATTTTACGGATCACTCTATCCAGCTGCCGAACGCGCCGCAGCCGGGCAACAAGCTCGACCTTGAGCTCAACGAAGTCCGCGAGAGCTTGAACCATACGATCTCGCGCCTCAACGAGATCCAGCGCGACGACGGAAAGCTGCGCGACTCTGCTGTTCCGGACGATCATCTGATCCCCGGTCCGGTCGGGCCAATGGGCCCCCAGGGGATCCAAGGAATTCAAGGCGTGCCTGGCGTGCCGGGCATTAACGGAATTGACGGCCAGCAGGGCATCCAAGGGATCCAAGGGATCCAAGGCCCCGTCGGCCCCCAAGGCCCCCAAGGCGATAAATACGCATGCACGTCAACGACCAGCCTAGCGCTGTCGAACGGCACCAAGACATTCACGACGCAGACCGGCCTGGCGTGGACGAGCCAGCAGGATGTGACGATCGTCTACGACGCTGCGCATCACATGCACGGAACGGTGACCACTTACGACGCGCAGACCGGCGCGATGGTCGTCGATGTTTCGCAGCACACCGGCAACGGTGGCCCTTACAGCACCTGGACGATCAACATCGAAGGCGCGATCGGCGCGCAAGGACCCGTCGGGCCAGCCGGCCAGCAAGGCGAGCCGGGGATCCAGGGCCCCCAGGGTATCCAAGGCCCGGCAGGACCTGGTTTGGTTGACGGACTCACGATCTCAGAAGCTGCTGCGACGTATAAAACGATCGCTTCAGCTGACGCTGCGCTCGCCGGCAAGGCTGCGCTCGCGCACACGCACCAGATCGCTGACGTTTCCGGCCTGGCGAGCTCGCTTTCCGGTAAAGCCAGCAGCGTTCACTCCCATGCGATGGCCGATGTGTCCGGTTTGACCGGAACGATCAGCAGCATGTCGTCAGACATTAACACCAGGCTCAAGAAAGTGACCGATGCGTCGTTCTCGATGCTCTACAACGCCGGTTATCTGTCGATCCCGGCCGGTTCTGATCTGTTCGGGCAGCGAGCTCAATACACGGTTCCGCTGCAAGCGCTAGGAACGCGCTCCTGGATGGTCCAGCGCCCGGAGTTCCTGGGCAAATGGATCTTCAAGAACGTGATGAACGCGGAAAACAAGCGCCAGACCAAGGGCCCGCGCTCGTTCATCGAGTTCACGCACACCGATTTCGGCATTATCGCGCACGGCGATCTGGAATACGAGGACGCCGGCATCGTTATCGACAGCCAATGCGATTGGATCGAGCTTACGGACGCAGCCGGGACGCCCTGGTCCGGTTATTACAGCCCCAGGCAGACGGTTGCGGACGGATCTGGTGGATACAGCACGTTGACCGGATCTCCTGGTGGCGGCACCTGTTGGCTTCCTAACGGATACGTCCTTTCCATGGGCGAGACTGTTCCTCTTAGCTTTGAATGGAACGACACCGAAGGCCACACCGGCAATTTCCAATACGGTTACACGGAAATCGGCATGGTCGTCGCGAATGGCCAGGGCGGCACCATTACTTACAGCCAGAACACGGTTATCACGGCGACTGCCGGCCAGGTGTTCCACTCTGATCCTGGTCAATGCTCCGGTTCGCTGGATCTCGCGTTCGACGGCGTCAGCTACTACACGACCAGCGACACGCGCCAGAGCGCGCCGCCGGCAGATCAGTATATCCGCAGCGACTCCGGTATTCTGGAAGTCTACCTCTGCGGATCTAACTACCAGGTCGGCAGCTGGTCCGGTGATTTCTACACCGACGGCACATGCACCGGCGAGTCGTTCTCCGGAACGACCGAATACGTCCCTTACGGCACCTATCTGACGAATTGCGACGGATACAACCACTACTCCAACGGCTCCGGCGGCTACTATTCCGAGAGCGACGGCAGCGGCGGCGGCGGTTGCAGCGGCGACACCGGCAACACGTCGTCCGGCGATCTCTACGTCTACATCAGCGAGATCGACCAGAGCGTGATCGGCGGCAGCTACTACGCGACAGAATACTACAACTACGACTGCACAACCTCCTGGTCCTCGTCTGACAGCTGGTATTCCTACGGAACCGAGCTGTATAACGACGGCACGGGCAACTATTATTACGCCGACGGTTCCGGCGGCTATTACTACCAATACAACTACTGATCTTCCATGAGCGAACACATCCGCACCCCCAACCCTCCCCTGGTCAAGCGCTCGATCCCTACCGGGTTCGCCGCGTTCCTTGATCTCGCCGGCAAGAAATGCCTTGGCATCAAGGAATTCACCAAGCCCGGCGTTTCCCAATCCGCGGCTCCGGTGATCGTTAAGCCGACGCGCGCGGAGATCGACGCCGAGCTCGCAGCTCGCGGCATCGCGCAGCCGGCGGCTTGATGAGCGACCAGGACCAGGACGACATTCAGCGCCAGATCAAGGCAGCTGAGCGTCTGCTGCGCCTCAAGAAGGCCAGGTCCGGTCTGATCGAGTTCACCAAGTTTACGCTGCCGGATCCGGAGGCGCCGGAGGATCACACCCAATCGCGCTACCAGGACGCGCTGCATCACCGGGTGATCGCGGCCGCCCTGGAGGAGAGCGAAGCCGGGCGCATGCCCAGGCTGATCATCACGATGCCTCCGCGCCACGGTAAGTCAGAGCTCGCGTCCAGGCGCTTCCCGGCCTGGTTCCTGGGCAAGGACCCCTACCGGCAGCTCATCTTTGCCACCTATAACGACGACTTTGCCCAGGACTTTGGACGGTCTGTGCGCGAAACCATGGGCTCAGCTGTGTTCCAACAGGTGTTCCCTGGCTGCAAACTGCGCACCGGCAGCAAGGCATCGGACAAGTTCCAGACGGACGAGGGCGGCCTGGCGGTCTTTGTCGGCCGTGGCGGGGGCCTTACCGGCCGCGGCGCCGATCTGCTGATCATCGACGACCCGATCAAGGACCGCGAGGAGGCCAACTCCAAGAACCTCCGGGATAAGCTCTGGTCCTGGTTCACGGAAGTGGCCATGACCCGTCTTATGCCGGCCGGCCGGGTGGTCATTATCATGACGCGCTGGCATGAGGACGATCTGATCGGCCGGCTGACCGATCCGTCCAACCCCTGCTACAACGCCGAAGAAGCCAAGAATTGGAAGATCCTGGCGCTGCCGGCCATCGCCGGCGAGGACGACCCCATGAAGCGCAAGCCTGGCGAGGCCCTATGGCCGGAGCGCTTCCCGATCCCGGCCCTGGAGCAGATCAAGCGCCTTAACCCCACCGGCTTCTCAGCTCTATACCAGGGAGCTCCGACGCCGGAGGACGGCGACTACTTTAAGCGCGATTGGCTGCAGACCTACGACTCTCCTAGCGCGATCCCGGCGAACCTCCGGAAGTATGGCGCGTCCGACCACGCCGTCTCGATCGCCCAGGACGCGGACAAGACGTGCATGGGCTGCGTCGGCATCGACGAGGACGACAACATCTGGGTCCTGCCGGATCTATTCTGGCGCCGGGCGCAGACCGACGTCGTCTGTGACGGCATGCTAGATCAGTTCCGGCGCAACGCCCCGCTGCTCTGGTGGGCTGAGAAGGGCCACATCTCCAAGGCGATCGGCCCGTTCCTGCGCAAGCGCATGCAAGAGGAACGGATCTATTGCGCGATCGACGAGGTGACGCCGTCCAAGGACAAGCAGACGCGCGCCCAGGCGATCCGCGGCCGTATGGCCATGGGCAAGGTGTTCTTCCCCAAGTTCGCGAGCTGGTGGCCGGACGCGCAGCTGGAGCTGCTGAAGTTCCCGGCTGCACGGCACGACGACTTTGTCGATTGGCTTGCGCACATCGGCATGGGCTTGAACCTCCAGGTCGGCGCGAGCTCGCCGTCCAAGGCAGACAAGGGACCGGCAACCGGCACCCTGGCCTGGGTCAAGCACTCCTCCAAGATGAGGGAGTATGCCGAAAACAGGTTGCGCAATTTCTGGTCATAACGACGATTTTTTTATGGAAGCCAACGAACCTCAAGAAAACTACGACGTGGACTCCGGCGTCGAAGGCGAACAGATGCCGAAGGGCATCAAGCGCGATCCGGATCCTAACGCCAAGGACTCCACCAAGGCCCTGGTCAAAGAGTGGCAGGGCAAGATCATGCGCGCCAAGAAGCATTGGGAGCGCCCCCTCCAGGCCATGAAGGAGGACATGGACTTCTACATGGGCAAACAATGGCCCGGTCACCGCGGTCCCAACGACGACCGGTATGTCGCCAACCTGGTGCAGCGCCACGTCCAGACGCGCGTCGCCGCGCTCTACGCGAAGAACCCGAAGGCCGTAGCCAAGCGCCGCAGCACCCTGGACTTCACGATCTGGGAGGGCGACGCCAGCCAACTTGAGTCAGCCAATACGGCCAACCAGCAGTCGTTCATGGCGACCGGCATGCCGGATCCTCACGCGATGGCGCTCATGGCCGACGTCGAACAAGGTTTCGAGAAGCGCCGGCAGCTCGACAAGATCGGCAAGACGATGGAGATCATCTTCCATCACATCATCGAGACTCAGAACATCAAGGGGCAGATGAAGCAGCTCGTCCGGCGCACATGCGTGACCGGCGTCGGTTTCGTCAAGATCGGCTACCAGCGCGTCATGTCCATGCGCCCGGAGGACGTCGAGAAGCTCACGGACATTACCGAGCAGATCAAGACCCTGGACCGCCTGGAGCAGGATCTCAAGGATCAGAAGTTCGACGAGAACAGCGCCAAGCGCGCGCAGCTTGAGCTGCTGAAGAAGGAGCTCATGGAAAAAGAGGACATGATCATCGACGAGGGCATCGTCTTTGATTTCCCTCAGTCCCAGACGATCATCGTCGATACGCGCTGCCGGCAGCTCAAGGGCTTCATCGGCGCCGAGTGGGTCGCCCAGGAGTTCATCCTTACCTCTGACGAGGTTAAGGAGATCTACGGCGTAGACCTGGGCACGTCGTTCACGCGCCAGGAGAACAAATACGTCAACTCAGACGACAAGAGCGAGTGTGACGTCGCCCGGATCTGGGAGATCTACAGCAAGCGCGACGGACTCAAATATGTCATCGCCGACGGCTACCCGGACTTCCTGGTCGAACCTGGCTGCCCGGAGATCAAGCTCAAGCGCTTCTGGCCGTTCTTCCTCCTGTCCTTTAACGAGGTCGAGTCCGACCGGGACATTTACCCGCCGTCCGACGTCCGGCTCATGAAGCCGATCCAGCTGGAATACAACCTGGCGCGCCAGCGTCTGCGCGAGCACCGGAACGCCAACCGGCCGCTATACGTCACGCCGGTCGGCATGCTTTCCGAGGGCGACGTCAAGAAGCTCATGGATCGCCAGCCTAACGAGGTGATCCAGCTCATGTCCCTGCAGCCCGGCCAGGCGGTCAACCAGCTCCTGCAGCCGGTCCAGCCGATCCCGGTGGATCCGTCCTTGTATGACACCTCCATGTTCATGGAGGATCTGTTCCGCGTCGTCGGCAGCCAGGAGGCCAACCTGGGCGGCGGCACCGGCAACACGGCGACCGAGGTTTCCGTAGCTGAGTCCAGCCGCATGAGCTCCATGGGCTCGCATGTGGATGACCTGGATGAGTTCCTAACCGAGCTAGCCCGCGCGGCCGGCGCCGTAATGCTCAAGCTCATGGACCCCTCGTCGGCCATGAAGATCGCCGGCCCTGGCGCCGCCTGGCCCACCCTTTCGTCCCAGGAGATCGCGGATGAGCTCCTCCTGGAGATCGAAGCCGGCAGCTCCGGTCGCCCGAACAAGGCTGCCGACATAGCTGCGTTTGAACGCCTGGCTCCGCTGCTGATCCAGATCCCTGGCATCGATCCGACCTGGCTGGCTAAGGAGGCCATCAAGCGCATGGACGACGGCCTGGACATGTCTGAAGCCGTCCGGGCTGCGCTGCCGTCCATCGTCCAGATGAACGCCCAGAAGCAGATGGCTGAGGTCGAAGCTTCCCAGGATCCGAACATGCAGGGCGCGGCCGGTGGCCAGCCGGCAGCTCCGGCCCTGGCGCCTGGCGCCCCTGGCGGCGGTAATGCCAACGCCCAGGTGCCGAACATCCCGCAGCCCAAGATGTATGGGATCCCCCAAAATGGGGTCTAAGCTCTTGTTGCCAGGAGAAAAAGAGCTGAAAGACTGAATTTGTGAGCGAGACGCTAAATAGCACCGGGTCGGAACCGTCGATCGACCCCACATCCACAACCCAGGCGCCCATCCAGGCGCCTGTTGAGCAGACCGCAGCACCCCAGGTAAGCGCTGCGCCGGAAGCTCAGACGCTAAACGAAGGCACCGCTGGTTCGTCACCGGCGGGCGACACGGACGCTAACAAGAAGATCAGCCTCTTAGACGTGATTAAGACCGCGTCTGAAGGTAAATCTGACACGGCATCGTCCACCGTGGGGGATCAGAAGGTATCCGCGCAGGGAACAGCAGCCGATGGCCAGGGCCTGGACAGCTCCGGTCAGAAGAAAGCCCCCGATGCGCAGGAGCTACCGTTCCACAAGCACCCGCGCTGGCAGGAGATGGTCGCCGAACGTGAAACCTTGAAACCCAAGGCCGAGCAGTTCGAGAAGATCAACACCTTCATGCACAGCAACGGCCTCACGCCGCAGGAAATGGCTGAAGGCATGTATGTCATGGCGCTCATGAAGAACAGCCCCGCTGAAGCGTATCAACGCCTCAACGGTTATGTTCAAAGCCTGGCTCGCTTCACGGGGGATGTTCTCCCGCCGGAGCTTCAGAGCAAGGTTGATGAGGCGCTGATCGACAAAGAGTCCGCGAGGGAGCTCGCCCGGCTGCAAGCCGAGCGCGACTTCATCATGGCTCGACAGGCCCAGCAGTATCAGCGATCCCAACAGGAGAGCGAATACATCCAGCAGCAGCAAGCCGTAGCTCAGTCACAGGCCATGGTCAACGCGGTCAGCCAATGGGAACAGGTAGAACGATCCAGGGATCCGGAATGGTCCGCGAAATACGAGATGGTCCAGGACCGGGTGAAGGCCCTCCTGGCAGAACGGCCGGCTAGCAATCCGTCGGAAGCTATTGAGATCGCACGTCGCGCTCTCTCCGATGTGAACGCTCGCCTTAGGCCTCTTGCCGGAAGAAATACGCCGCTTAGGACTCCAACCAGCTCAATGTCGTCCGTCAGTTCCTCACCCGCGCCGCGCAGCCTAGCTGACGTGATCCGGATGGGGCTTCAAACCTAACCCACGAACCAGATACTACCATGCCCTCCACGTTCTCCTCCCTCGACCACATCGTCGCGTCGGCCCTCGACTTCCACGTCAAGAGCGACGCGTTCGCCCAGACCATCCAGGAAAAGCCCCTGCTCGCGTTCATGAACAAGCGCAAGCAGACCTTCCCCGGCGGTAAGGGTGACATTACCATCCCGATCACCTTCCACGACACCCTCCCTGGCATCCACGGCTACGAGGGCGACGAACAGGTGTCCTACGACAACCCCGGCAACACGAAGCGCGCGTCCTTCCCCTGGAAGGAAATCCACGCTGGCATCAAGGTCACGCTGACCGAGCTCAAGATCGACGGTATCTCCGTCTCTGACAGCACGACCGGCGAAAGCACCTCCAAGCACAGCAACCGCGACGTGACCGTCCTCACCAACATCCTCAAGGCCAAGCTCGACGACATGTCCGAAGGCTGGGCCCGCGGTATGAACCAGATGTTCTGGAAGGACGGCTCCCAGGACGCCAAGGTCGTCGCCGGCTTGATGAATTTCCTCAAGCCCGGCCTCGCCATCACCGGCGGCGCCACGGATCTGAACGCCACCGGCACCACCGGCGGTATCTCCCGTGCGACCAACGCCCTCTGGCGCAACCGTTCGGACAAGTTCACCTACGAAATCGGCAAGACGAACATCATCGACGCCCTCCGCAAGGAAGTGCGCCAGCTGAAGCGCTACGGCGGCAAGCCGAACGCGATCTTCTGCGGTTCCGGCGCCCTGGAGAAGCTTGAGAAGGAGATCCACTCCAAGGGTCTTTACACTCAGACCGGCTTCACCGGCTCCAACACCGTCGGCATGGGCACCACCAGCCTCCTGGGCATCGGTGAGTTCATCTACGACCCGACCCTGGACGACCTCCCCCAGGCTGACGGCACCGGCAACCAGACGGACTACTGCTACATCATCGACTCCGATGCCCTGCAGCTCTACGTCATGGACGGCGAAGAAAACAAGACCCACAACCCGGCTCGCCCCGAAGATAAGTATGTTATCTACAAGGCCATGACCTGGACCGGTGGTCTTGTGACCAAGAAGCTCAACAGCTCCGGCGTCTACAAGTTCGCCTAAGCGGACTTAGATCCTACAAACAGGGGCCCTGGTTAACTCCAGGGCCCTTTTCTTTGTTGCGCGTCCAGGCGCCCTGGACAGATTACCAGGCCTATGCAGACCGCTATCGTAGAGATCCTCCTCAACGGCAACATCCAGCATACGACCACGCGCCGCGTGACACCGGCCGAGATCGTCATGCTCCGGCACATCCACGGCAGCGACTCCGTCGTCGCCCCGGTTGACGTCGAGTCCATCAAGCGCAGCAACGCCGACGAGGTTAGCCGTCTCAAGTCCGTCTACGGCGACGACGTTTTCAAACAGGTTTTCCCCGGCGCCATGCCCAAGGTTCCGTCTGATCTCTCCGAGGTCAACGTCGAGATCGAGGCCAAGGCCAAAGACGAGCCCAAGGCCTAACCGGACATGGCCAGGAACACTAGTCTCCTTAGTCTGCGCGACCAGCTCAGAGCCGAGATTGGTGCGTCGCCCAACGTGGCCATGGGGGTCAACACCGTCGAACAGTTCGATCAGCTGCTGCGCCGGACCCAGGAACGCTTATGGCATGACTTTGATTGGTCCTTTGGCGTGATCGACCGGGACGAGCCTCTCCTCGCCGGCCAGCGCTATTACGCTTTTGACCAGGACATTGATTTCGACCGGATCTGCTGCGCCCAGGTCAAGTATAGCGAGCTCTGGCACCCGATCAGCTATGGCATCGGGACGGACGAGATGAACAACTATGACTCCGACACCGGAGAAGCTAGCGAACCGGCGCTGCGCTGGCGCCATTACGAGGGCAATCAGTTTGAAGTCTGGCCGATCCCGACGACGAACAACCAGACGCTGCGCTTCCGGGCTGTCCGCAAGCTGCCTCCTCTGATCGCGACTACGGACACCGCGCTCCTGGACGACACTCTGATCGTCCTGTTCGCCGCTGCAGAGCACCTGGCCAGGACCAAGGCCCAGGACGCGTCGGCCAAGCTCAGCCAGGCGCAATCCCATTTCAATCGTCTTAAGGGCATGGGCCTCAAGACAGACCGGTTCGTTTATGGCGGCGGCCTGGATGAAGGCCGGCGCATCCGGTATGTCGGTGGCCGTTCTGTCTGGGACGATCGACCCTCCTAAGCCATGCCTTACATCGTCGTTGAAAACTTCAAGGGAGGCCTTGATACGCGACGGCATAAGCTGTCCTCAGCTCCCGGAACGCTCACCAGCCTGGTCAACGCGCACGTTACGCGCGGGGGCGAGATCGAGAAGCGCAAGGCCTTTCATCTGGCCTACACGCTGCCGGCCGGGACATTCGGCCTGGAGACAGGATCCGGCCAGGTCTACGTCTTTGGATCTGCTGACCTGGCTGCGCAGATGCCGGCCGGCGTGACCTACCAGCGCCTGGTGTCGCCGGATGGCGCCGCCAACAGCATGACCAAGGCTATCTACTCTACGGTCTACGGCGGTAAGCCGTTCGTCATAGCTCAGTTTTCCAACGGCCAGAAATACCCGTTCTGGGACGGCGCCTTCATCAAGGACTTCAGCTCTGGCATCGTCACGGCAGCCATGATGAACAACGCCGGCATCGCGGCGCACCTGGCTTCCGTGTTCTCCTACACTAACGACGAGAACCAGCCCTATTCGATCCAGGTGATCAATGGGAATAAGCTGCGAATAATCGGCCCTCCTGGTGTCGCGTTTGAGGGCAGCATGATCAAGAATTCAAACCCGGCCGTCGATGGGATCGTGGTTCAGAACAAGACAGATCCGACCCCGGATAAGCCCGCAAAGGGATCGTTCGTCGTCTTGAACGGATCGGCGTCCAATCGCGCGACAATGAGCTATGCGCTGCGCCAGCATAACTACCCTGGGTTGCCTAACGCCATCGGCGTATGGGTGTCTTACCCCGATGGATCTGCCAAGGAGCTGCTTGGCTTCCCGGCGCCGCTACCGCCTCCCGTAATCCTCACATGCTCGACGGTTGACGGCAGCCTTACCGTGACGACGGCCGACACGACCGGCATCACGGTCGGAATGACCGTGACCGGTAACGGCATACCAGATCTCGCCAAGGTGGCTGCGCTCTGGGACGATGGAACCAACAAGGGCTTCACCCTTACGGCTGGGCATGAGGCTACCGAGGATCAGACGGACGTTCCCCTAACCCTGCGACAGCCCGTGATCGCCACGATCCAGGGGTTCGGCGCCTGGAGCATGGCCGGTGGAATTGGCGGCGACCCAGGGCAGCGCTACGCGGCTGCCTTCTCGACCTACGTCAACGCAAACACGGCGAACACCGGATACTCTGCCAGCTATTGGCATGGCGGTGGCGGCTGGAACAAGTGGGATCCAGGTTCTTGGACGTTATACGCCCCGCAAGAGGACTACGAAAACGCCAACGGCAGATCTGTCTGGATTGAGTTTGCAGCTCAGCCTGGCTACCCAGGGTCAACCGGCGGCAACCCTGGTGACAATTTCTTCAGCTACGCTGCCGACACGATCATGCCGAGCCCTTACTACAGAGAGGGTGAGGATAAATCCCTTCCCACCGGAAGGTGGATCATGAGAACGCTTGGATATACTAATGGCGTCCTGGCCGGTGGTTCGTTCAACGGCATCAGCAGCGTCACAGTTGACGGTGTGGAGGTCCTGGGAGCTCGCGTTCCTTGGGCAACCTCAAACAGCTCCCTGGCCCTTAACACGGTTAACCAGATCAACACATACCTATCGACCACGGAATACACGGCTTCCGTGTCGAGCAACACGACGGTTACCATCGCGGCGATGCAAGGGACGGGATCTTCCGGTAATGGCCGGAGCATCTCAGCTACGCCGGTCGGATCCGTCACTTTGTCCGCGTTCTCGATGTTTGGCGGCGGGACTGACCTAATCCAGGCCGCGCCGCAGATCATGGAGTTTGAGATCAATGACCCCTTCACGGTAGGCGACAAGTATTCCATCATCATCGTAGACCCGGCTTCCCCCAACCAGCCGTATCAGTTCGGGTTCAACCGCGTCGGCGGCGTCCAGCCGTTGTTCTCTGCCACATACAAGGGCAAGGAATACCTGGCGTCCGGATCTACCCTGTATTTCTCTAAGCTCAACGACGCGACCAAGTGGGGCGTCTACGAGCTGGGATCCGGCTTCATCGACATGTCTAATAACTTCGGCGGCCGTGAGGATCTCACCGGCTTCGGAGCCTACCAGGGACAGGTCGCGGTGTTCACCCGGCGTAATTGCCAGCTCTGGTTCTTTGATCCTAACCCGGCGCAGAACGCGCAGCGCCAGATCCTGGACAACACCGGCTGCATCGCGCCTGGGTCTGTCGTATCCGTCGGCGCCATAGATCTGTTCTACCTGGCCGACAACGGCATCCGGTCGCTGCGCGCGCGTGAGAACACGGACGCAGCCTACGCCAATGACATTGGATCGCCGGTAGATCAGCTGGTGATCGAGCACATGCGGACCATGACCGAGTCTGACAAGTATGACGCCAAGGCCGTGATCGAGCCGGAGGACGGCCGGTATTGGCTGGCCCTGGGCTCCAGGCTGTTCGTCCTGTCCAGCTTTGCCGGCTCCGGGATCAATGCCTGGTCCGAATACGAGCCTGGCTTTACGGTCGAGGAGTTCGCGTCGATGGAGAATAAGGTCTACGCGCGCAGCCACGACGACAAGATCTACATCTACGGCGGTCACGACGGCACCCTTTACGACGCATCGCCGGTATCCGTCGAGATCCCCTACCTGGACGCAAACAAGCCGGCCACGTTTAAGTCGGTCAACGGCCTGGACGTCACCTGTGAGGGCGGCTGGAAGTTCTTTATCGGCTTCGACTACACCAACCCCACGGCTAAGGACGAGATCGCCTCCATGGATCAGCCTAGCTTCGCCCTGGGCCGTATCCCGGTCGCCGGCTACGGGACCCACGTCGGCGTCAAGGCTGTCACGACGGGCTCCGGCTACGCCAAGCTTGCCAACGCGATCGTCCATTACGACGACCAGCACTCCAAGCATGAAGCTGGTTAACCTTAACGAGCCGGATCTGCTCTACGTCTGCGACAACATGCGCGACATGGATCGTCGCGAGATCTACGCGACCAGGTGGACGGAGAACCCGGCGCACTTGGTTGACTCCATCATGATCGTCCCGGAGCTTGGATGGGTTGCCAAGACAGACGACGACGTCCCGGTCGCAGCGATCGGCGTCGTCCCGATGTGGGACGGCGTTTGGTCGGTCTGGATGTTTGCTACCGACAAATGGCCGGATGTTTCGTTGTCCGTTACCAAGTTTATCAAGCGCGCGCTGCCACAAGCCATGAGCGACGCCGGCATACATCGCGCTCAATGTTACTCCTCAGCTGAGCATAGCGTAGCTCACGCCTGGCTGCGCATGCTTGGCGCCGACAAAGAGTCGGAGATCAAGGCGTATGGAAAAAACGGAGAGGACTTCGTTCTTTTCAGCTGGATAAAACAACCCTCTAAAACACACTCCTAATCATGTGCGGATCATCTGGACCAGACTACGGCGCCATGGCGCGCGCCGATGAGCAAGCTCGCCAGGCTCGCATCAAGGAGGGCATGGGCTCGATCGACTCCACGTTCAAGCAGTTTGACGATAGTTATTTCAAGAAGCGCGAGGATGCCTACATGGCCGACGCTAAGCCTAAGATCGCGGATCAGCGCAACCAGGTAGAGAGCAACCTGGCATACAACCTGGCGCGAACCGGCCTTACGGACTCCAGCGAAAAGACCAAGAACGTAGCCGAGATCGACCGGCAGACCGGTGCAGCCCGTATTGAAGCTCGCAACAAGGCGCTTGAAGCTTCCCAGCTCGCGCGCAACCAGATCGAAAGCGAGCGAGCTGATCTAGTCGGTCAGCTCAACATGACCGGCGACGCCCAGACCGCAGCCCAGGGCGCTTTGTCCAGGGCCGCGATCCAGGCAAACCAGCCGACAACGTCGGCGCTGGGACAGCTATTCGCTAACACGACCGGACTCCTGGGAGCAGCCAACCAGGCCGGCATGAATGATCCTAACGCCATGGGGCTGCGCTCCCTGGGCTTTAAAAACTCTACGTTTGGAGGCAGCAGCTCTGGCAAGGAGCGCACCGTTAGCACCTAATGTGTGAACCAACCACCATCGCGATCGCAGCTACGGCAGCCGGCACAGCTGCCTCTATCGCCGGCCAGAAGAAGGCTATGCGCGCCATGGGCAGCGCACAGGCTGCCGAGAACATTCGACAGTCTAAGCTGCGCGATGAGGCAAACGCCTTGTTCTCCCAATCTCTCAGCGCAAACACGGCAAAAAGCCGATCTGAAGCTGAGGCTGCGGCTACGACCAAGCGAACCGATGCCTACAAGGGCGACCTGGCTACCGTAAAAAGGGCCGAGGTCGGATCTGCTTACGGCTCGCAGACGCCGAACGTTGTAGCTGATGAGTCAGCTGCGCGCGGCAAGGCCGGCCAGATGAGCTCCGTGATCGACTCCAGGAACAAGGCTGCCCTGGCTAGCTTTGGTGACGTCACCCAGGCTACCGCGGTCAAGAACGCGCGCGCCCGGTCCGAGATCGGAACCACGGCTGACTTCATGCGCGGATCTGCCAGCGCCCTGGGCGCCGAGATGGACTACGCCAGCCACGCCGGCGACAAGCTCAAGACTGTAGGGGACATTCTCCAGAAGATCGGCATGGTTGCCGGCGGCTACGCTGCCGCTTCTAGCGCCGGAGCCGGGCTAGGTGAGTTTGCCAAGCTTGGCAGCGAAGGCGTGACCAAGGCCGGCGCCATGGAAGCTGCCACGTCTGGAGGATGGATGGTTCCGAGCAACACACCTGGAGGCTGGTTTGTCCCCGTAGCTTAACTTTATGGCAGACTATTCCGGATATACCCCCCAGCGGCAGCAGCAGCGCCAGGATCCCTGGGCCGACGCTGCTACAGGCATCGCCAAGATGTTCATGCCGGACCAGGAGACGCAGTTAAGGATGGGTCAGCTGCGTCAGCAGAACGAGCTTGGCGAGCTTAGGCTCAAGAACGCCGATGCAGACAGTAAGGCTGCTGACGCGCGCGCCATCTACGACGCCGATCGCATCTCTGAAGCTAACGCGCAACGCGGTTTCAACGCAGAGAGAGCCAAGATCATGGCTGAGGCTGCAGCCAAGGGTGCGCTTACGGCAGAACAGGCAAGACGCCTGGCTGAGCTCAACGCGCGCACCGGCAACGCCGGCTCTATCGCGGACATTTATAAGCTCACGCCGGAGGGCAAGGCCGCGGCTGAGGCTCAAGCTGCTGCCAAGGCGGCTGCGCTTGCGGAAAAAGAGAGGAAGAAGCTGGAAGCTGAAGCCCTTAAGAAGAAGGGCGAAGAAGAAGCTGCAGCCAAGGCCGCCAGGGACAAGGCCGACAACGAATACTTTGCCGGCGAAGCGAAAAAAGTTAAGGAGTATCAACCTCCTAACGACACGGATCTGCGCAGCGCAGTTGTTGCCCAGGTTTATGAGCTTACGCAGGGAAAGACGCTGACCGAAGATGACTTAAACCTTATCATGAGGGCAGCAAGGCGAGCAAAGCTGCGCGGATCTGCCGAGGAGATCGCTCAAGCCGCCGTAACAAAGGTTCTTGGTAGCGATGCAGCAACCGCTGCAAGGAACACCGATGCTATGACTCCTGCTGAGGAGATCGAAAACTTGAGAAAAACTGATCCTGTAAAAGCCAGGGAAGCTGAGAGGGTTCGCAAGTTTAAGAAAGAAGCGTTTGAAGCCGTCAAGGGGTTGAAGGCTGGCGACGCTGAAGCTATCGTGGTCGAAGGAACGCCGGAGGAGATCAAGGCCCAGGTCGCCGATAAGCCTCCAGGAACGAGGGTTATCTGGCGCAACACGCTGACCGGACAGTATGGCGGCGGCATGGTCCCTCCTTCAAATTGGTCCTACCCAGGTCAGCTTCCTCCCTCAATTACAGGCTCCACCTTGCCGCCCGGAACCGGTGTCCCAACCGCGTCCCTGGCCCCCGGAGGGTTTTACGCTGCTCCGCAGATTGTTCCTGCTGACGATCCGCGCAGAACCCTTGGATACTTTGCCGCCTGGCAGCGCTAAGCCATGGCCTCCGGATACACCGACGATAAGGGCAAGCTAAACCCCCTGCTCCAGCTTGGTGATAAAAACTACCAAGCCTGGACGGTCGGATCTGCTGATCCTGGAGGTCCTCCGGAGGTGGTTTGGGTTGAGCCGGCAGAGATCGTTGAAGTGTCAAACGAGCTGGCCAGGGATAACCTACCGGTCAGCGCCGGCAACGTCCGGGCTGCTCTTGCGCGTAGGCGAACCTCATACCCGGCCGTCAAGGATGGGGCGTTCCTTAGAAATGGCCGGCTTGAGTTTGGGGCCGAAAAGCCAGAGCCGCCAAAGGCCAGCGTCGGAGGTTGGGGGTGGCTTGGTTACGCCGATCCCGTCTTTGCCGGCGTCGGTAACGCCGGTATGCGCGGTTGGAATTCGGTAGCCGGAGCTGCCGAGGGCTGGACTATGCAGCGCGCCATGCGCGAAAAGCTGGCCCTGGCTGCCGCGATGCAGGGTAAGGCACCCGCGCCGGAGCCGACTGACCCCGTGCACGAGGCAGCAAAGGCCGGCATGACGCTCCCCACCGAAGATCCGGCTGCGGTCCTGGCAGATCTCGTCAGCCAGGGCATGCGCTCAGACAGCATGCCTACCGGCATGGGCAGTAGTTTTGGGTTCTATAACCCCAACTACGCTAGCTACACCCAGAACACTCAGAACGCCAGAAACGACCCGCGTTACCTGGCTGCCGTCAAGGCCAAGGAGGAGGCAGATGCCATAATTGAAGCCAAGGCTAATTTCGAGCGCGACACCAAGTCTCAGCAAGCTCGACGCCAGATGGGTTTAGAGATCTTCAAAGACAGAGAGAAGCTATCCAGATACGCATACGACCCGGTCAATATGATCGGCGGCAGCTCAGTTAACTTTAACGACAGCGGATTGGCTAATGTAGCCAACTACGTCCTCACCCTAACGCCGGATCAGCTAGCATCTATGAATGACCAGCAGATCCAGGCAAAGGTGGACGAGATCCTGTCCGGTGAAGCTAATAACAATTTTAAGAAAGGAGCTCGCGCCGTCGGTCAGCGCGAGGTCAGCACACGCTATTGGTCGCCCACGTCGGACGCCATGAAGCTGTATAACAAGGAGGGCATGGGATACGGCGACGTCGTAGATGAATACGGAAACACCGGCGCGTTAAACGTCATGATGCAGCAGCTTGCTGAGTCTGCACCTAACACCGGCGCCACCATGCTAGCAACTACCCTGGCTGGCCTTATGTCCGGCCCTGCTGCGCCGGTTGTAGGTCCTGCAGCTATGGGCATGTCTACGGCCTTCCTTAGCGCTGGGTCCGGGTTTAACCAGGCGTTCGGCAAGTGGCTTGGAGAACAAGGAATAGATGTGTCTCAGCTCTCAGATCCGGACAGTCCGGAGTTTGCTGCAGCCCAGGCTAATCTAGACGCGATAGCTCAACAAAACCCGGCCGGCTTCATGGGGCAGATCGACGCCATGATCAAGGAGAGCGCGCAGCGCGGCCTGGCAGAGGGAGCTACGGCCGTCGTCCTAAACAAGGCCGGCGATGCGCTTACCGGCAAGATCAAGGACGCGCTGCCGAAGTCCATGCGCGCGCCTAGGACCTCCGGCTCCCTTCTACGCCCGGTGCCGGCCATTATCGCCCGTCCGGTTGAGACGTTCCGGGGAGGTATTTACAAAAAGATCCTGCTACCAAGGGCTGTTAACGGATCCATCGACACCTGGTGGGAGGCTACGGAAGAAGGGCTTACGGACATTATCACAAACACGGTCATGGGAGACGACATTGACCTAAAGACGGCGCTGTCGTCGTTCATGGTTGGTGGCCTTATGGGCGGCGCTTCCTCGTTTGGCGCCGGCAAGTCCAACATCGATAACCCGCTTCAGATCATCCAGGAAAAGGCTGCCGAAGGAGAGCCTGGCCTGGACCAGGTTGCAGCTGAGATTGAGAAGAACACCGGCATGCCGGCAGCCAGGGCCAAGGCAGCCATCCAGAAGGCCGGCGAGATCCTGCAACAGTTTGAGACGTTCGCTAAGCGATACCCTCCGAGCATGCGCGGCTACGCCTGGACTTACTTCATCAAGGGATACAAGGGAAGTAAGCCCGACCTGTTCTCCTATGAGCAAGACACGCGCCGGGCTACCATCAAGGATAAGCAGAGCGCCCTGGCTGCGCTCCAGGAGGCGCTTGACCAAGAGAGACTCATGGCCGTCCGTCCGGCCAACGTCCCGGTCAGTCCCCTTATCCCGTCACTCCAGGGAGACTTAGACCGACTACGCCAGGGCTTTGACTACACCAAGGGCGAAGGACGCTATTACCATCCGTTGGATCGAACCTACGGAGGGGATAAGTGACCCCCAAAAAGTAGACCTAAATCCGATTGCGAAGATCGGTCTTACGCCAGATTTTTAAGACACCAACATGGCTCTAAACATCAATCCGAATTCGGGAAAAGGATCGACGAACCAGCGCGCTCTGCCTCCTGTTCCTCCCGTAGCGCCGACTCCGGAGTTATCTACTCCAGGTGGCGAGCCTGTTGCCGGCCAGATCGGAGCTCTCGCGCAGATCGTTGCTGCAGCGCAGCGAGGCACAGCAGCCTCTAATCAATTCGCGATCCCCACGTTTGGTTCGCCTGGTGTTTCTCAAGCTGCGCTGCCGAGCCCGATCGCGCCGCAGCAGCCTGGCATCCCTGCCGGTGTTCCTTCTTCTCTCGCCGGACTGTTCGGCGACGCCGGCGCTCAAGCTGCGCAGCCAACCGGTGGTCTTTCCGATTACGGACTTGCACCGGCTCCGGAGCTCCAGGGCGCCATGGGGCCTGGAGCTGAAACCGGTGCTATGGCCATGGAGCCCGAAGCTCCTATGCCCGGCATGCCTGTCCAGCCGGCTGGCCAGCAGGGCTCTGCTCCGATCACCGGAGCCACTACCATTTTCGATCTCGTCTCCCGCGGTCTTGGCGTAAACCAGGCGCCCCAGGCGCCCCAGGCGCCCCAGGCTCCGGCCATGGCTCAGCCTGGCATGCCGGCGCCGCGCGTCCCGCAGCTGCCGCCGATGCCTCAGCTGCCGACGCCCACCGGTCCGCAGATCTTGCCTCAGTATGCCGGCGCCGACTCTCGCGCTAACTTTGCACCTGGCGGCACCCCTCAGCTCATGCCGGAGGCCCAGGCCCGCGTTGACCTGGCCAATGCCCCTACGTTTGACTCCTGGGCAAACCAGCTCCAGCAGATGGGGATCGCCAGCAACCCGGCTGCCGGCACCTTTGGCACCGGCGCTCGCCAGCCCCAGCTGCCGCCCATGCCCCAGCTCCCGACCCCGTCGGGTATCCCTTCCGGTCTTGCAGCACCCCAGGCGGCGCCCCAGGCTTCCCCTTATGTCAACCCGCAAGCCCCCCAGGGTGCTGTTCAAGCACCCGCCGGACCTCAAGCTCCGCGCGGCGGTCAAGGCGCAGCAGCTCCGGCTCAGCAAGTCCAAGCCCAAGCCCAGCCTTCTGTCGCTCCTGCGCCCGCTGCTGGACCGGCTCCTGCGCCGGCGGTAGACCCCGTCGTCGCCGATCTGCAGCGCCAGATCGCAGAGCTGCGCGCGCGTATCCCGGCCGCCCCGGCCCCGGCCGCCCCCGCGCCTCAGCAGCCCCCGGCAGCCCAGGCTGATCCCGGCCGCCCGTATGATCCGTCTCGCGTCGAACCCCAGGAGGTTCCGGAGTCGGCCCCCGTCGAGCAGCCCCAGGAGGTTCCCGAAGAAGCCCCGGAGCTTGAGCCCGCGTTCACCGGCTCTCCTCTTACGGAAGCCAAGCCGGCCGATCCGATCGTCTCTAACGGTGGTATTTCCATCGGCGGCAAGAGCTTTAAGAACGCCAAGGCGATCCCGGCCAGCATGCTGCAGAAGATCGGCGTCAGCCAGGCCATCCTTTCTCAGTTCGTCGAACACGCCCAGGTCGGCGTCCTTAAGTGGTTCAAGCCGACGATCGACAACGAAGCCGACGCGGCTGCGCTGTCCTATGAGTTCCTGCGTAACCAGGCACAGGAGAGCATGCTGGTCATTCTTGCCGACAAGAACGGCAAGCCAATCAGCGTCCTGCGGCACACCCTAGGAGGCATGGGTCAAACCTCATTCCACGCCAACATCATGGCTGGAGTGGCCGCCGGAACCCCTGGCTGCCGTAAGGTATATGTCGTCCATAACCACCCGTCCGGGACCATGAAGTTTTCGGAGGCCGATATGCTGGCTGCGGTCAACATCCAGAAGCTACTTGAAGGAGTCGGCGTCGAGTTTTCCGGCAGCCTTGTCGTTGGCGACGCCCAGAACGATCCTGGCACTCGCGGCGAAGGCGCTTACGGTCCTCGTTATATCTTCCACCCTGGCAATAAGGATACCGTAAAATTCCTCGAAACCTACGCCAAGGACGAGGCATTGTCTAAGCCGATCACCATGGCCGAGGACACCCCTGGCGGCGATCTGACCGCCGGCTACCCGGTCGCGCTCACCGAACGCGTGTTTAAGATCCGCGGTAACGCCCTGGCGCCCGCTATTGCCAACGGGACTGATGCGGTCCGTTCTATTGTTCCGCTTCTGGCCCGTAAGCCTGGCATCGCTTTCCTTGATAAGGGAAACCGGGTTATGGCCGTTCTTCCGCTTAGCCTTCAAGAGATGGCCGCACTTGCTACGGTTACCAACAAGCGCGGAACCATGGGCATCGCTCAGAGCAACACGCAGCGACTTCCGAGGACCACGAGCTCGACGATCGACGTCGAGTCCACCGCCCAGGACAACCCTCCTCTTGCCAGGATCCTAACCGTCCTGGAACGTGCTAATGCTGACGGTATCATTATCAGCGTAGGCGATGCCAGCAACGACAGCCAGGAAGCAGTCAATGCGGTGATCAACGTCAAGACGATGGCTGGAAGATCTAAGATCGGCGTCTTGGACACGATTAATAATGAGCGCAACTTTGGTCCTTATTTCGGTCCCAAAGCTGACACGCTTGGCGGCACCAACGCTACTCCTAAGCTTCCGACCGGTGAGCGCCTGGGCTTCCGCGAGGGCGACGAGGAGTATGATCCGGCCCCGATCGAGAACGAAGATCTGGCCCAGGACTACCCGGAAGTCATGGCTAACCGCAAGGCGACGCAGCGCGCCGACGGCGGCCAGGATGGCGGCGCCGGCATCGAAGGCATCGTCCGCAACGGCCTGGAAGAAGGTAACGTCAGCGAGACTAACCCGGAAGATCCGAACGCCGGCGCAGAGTTCGCCCGCCAGGAACGCGAAGCTGGCGCCAGGGTCAACCAGGACAGCGGCCTGGAGAACGCCACGCCGGCCGAGCCTATCATTAAGAAAACCCGCAAGCCTCGCGCTAAGCCGGCTGCTCCTAACCCGTCTGCCTTCCCGACCAAGCTCGATAGCACCCTCCCGTTCGGTCGCCTTACCGGTGATCAGATGGCTCAGTTCGGTCTGTCCGACGCCATGCTCGATCAGTTCGTCGAGCACTCCACGACCGGCCACGTCATGTCCGGCGTCGAGTTCGTCAAGAGCGCCGAGGACGCAGCCCACGTCGTGGCTGGTCTGCGCAAGCGCCCCCAGGAACAGGTGATCCTGCTGATCACGGACAAGAACGGCCGTCCAATCCAGATCGCCGAGCACATGCTCTCCCAGCCAGCGTCTTGCGGCTTCAACCCTGGTATCCTTATCGGCACCGCGGCCAGCACCCCTGGCGCAGCCAAGATCTGGTTCATCCATAACCACCCGTCCGGTAAGCCTACCCTGTCGCCGGCTGACATTAGCGCCGGGGGCAACATCCAGAGGCTGACCGAAGCTGCCAACCTTAAGTATGAAGGGACGATGGCTATCGCCGGAACCCGGTTCGCCCAGATGACCCCGTCCGGACGGATCGAAGGCAACATGGCGATCAAGGCTGCGCCCCGTAAGTTCAAGGTTCCGATCACCGAACGCATGTTTGCGTTCCGCGTCAGCCAGGACGCCAAGCAGATCAGCGACCCGGCCATCGCCATGGCCGAAGCCGAGCGTATCTTTGGCCAAACTCAGCCTGGCCTTATGCTCCTGGATAACAGCAACCGCCTGGTTGCCACAATCCCCCTGGCTGCCGACGTGCTCCAGGCCATGAAGGCCAAGATCCCAGGCACGGACCAGACCGGCTTCAACCGGTATGTGGCCGGCATCGACCGATCTAACCCGGTCAACGCCATGATCTATACGGCCGACGTAGATGCGGGCGTTGCCCGCAAGATCATCCAGAACATCAGCGGTATGGCTGGTGCCACCAAGATCAACGTCCTGGACGCGTTCGGCGTCGGCGGTATCAGCCGTCAATCCGACATTCGCACCTACGGCGCCGACTTCAATGAGTCGGCTGCCGAATACGATCCGGAAGGCGGCCAGCCCCAGGGCGAACCCAAGACCCTCCGCGACGTCGTAGACCAAG